TTCTTATAGCTACGTTGATGATTTGATTGATGACATTGGGTTTGAAGGGTTTAGTAAATCATTTGCTATGGGTTATTTAGATACTGATGCTATTGTTGAGTATGCTGAGGAAATGTATGACTATGATGTTAGAGAATCACCGGAAAGTTATTTTGACGATGAACAAAAACAATTATCTGATAGACAAGAAGAAGATATTAGAGTTGCCAGACTTTTTATTGAAAGAGCAGAAAATCAAATATCCATGATGGAAGACCTAATGGATGGAGATAATGATGACGATATTCAAGAAAAAATTGATGAGTTAAATGAATTAATTGAATCTCATCAAGATGATATTACTGAAATAGAAGAAAATCCTGACGGGGAATATCCTGAAGATTTAATTGAAGATAAAATTAATGAGTTAGTTCGTGATGTTAGGTATGACCCGGAAGATTTTATGGAGTCATATGGTCTTGAATGGGATAGATTCATTGATAGAGATGATTTTATTAAAGGGGTTATTGAAGCTGATGGTTATGGTCAGACATTAAATAGTTACGATGGTTCTGCTGACGAAGTTAAAGTTGGAGACCAATGGTATTATGTAATGAGAATTGACTAATTTTTATTAATTCATATATTAGTTTTATGAGCAGAAAAAAGAAAATATCGTTCAAGTTAAATCCCGAGTGGATGTTGAAGGAACCATTGGACTTTGAATATAACAAATACACCTTATTAGATTATATTCAAAAATGTGAAAAAGGATTTGACAAGTTGGAAATTTATCCTGACTTTGTCGAAATTTCATTGCACTTAGCAAATTTACAATCATTAGTTAAAGAAAATACATTATTATTAACAAATAAGAAATTTGAATCCTGTGATGATGAAATCTTAGTTAAAGAACTTACACCAAAAAAACCAAGAAACTTAACAAATGAAGAAGAGGAGGAGTTAGTAAAGACTTTGAAATTCTCTAACTCAAAACTATTTGACACTTTTAATATTGCTAAATCAATATGGAATTTAGCTTACGATAACATTGACATTTATATTAAAAAAAATAGAAAATCAATTGCAACCGGACATGGATATGTCTTCTACTTTAATAAGTCAGATTCAAAAATATTTGTATGGGAGTATGAAATTAAAAAATCTAAAGAAGATAGACACAGTCATAAGACCTATGTTAATTCAATATATAGTGGTTCTTCGGAAGATTTACTAGTTCCTGAAATAATAGAAGCATTCTCAACATGGAATCAAACTGATTATTTTAAACAACTTCCAATATTTGAAATACAATCATCTCAAAATTTCCCAATGGAACAAACTTTGGTTCCAATTATGAAACGAAAAATTACCTCATACATTTTTCAAATTGTTAATTCAGAAAAGTTAAATAACTTTGACTTTGAAATATAATTTGATTATATTTCCCTGTGGGATTTAACAAAAGATACATAACAAAACAATCATCTTTAAGGGCTCTCAACTGTAATGGATTAAAACTCTATTATGGCCGGGCCGATATGATGATATTTGAAGATGACCTTAGTGAAATCATTCATGACTTATACTTGTATGGAAACACCGAACAAGAAATACTAAACATTATTAATTTAAACACGGAAAAAGATGAAGTGCGTTAAAACAATTAAGAAAACCAGTTCAAGAGAGATTGGAGAAATAATCAGAACGGAAGATAAAGACGCTGATTTAAAAGTTAATACGGGTTTTTGGGTGTATTGTCCAAAAAATGAATGGAAATCGTTGACAAGAAGGGTTAAACCTGTTGTTAAGAAAGAAACTGAAGAAGGTTCTGAAAATAAACCTATTACCAAAAGAGGTAAGAATAGTATCCAATAGTCATTATGAATACTGAAATGGTAAATAACCCCGAACATTACGGAGGTGCTAAGAACATTTACGAAGCTATTAAAGTGATTGAGGCTTGGGATTTAGATTTCCATTTAGGGAATACAGTTAAATACATTTCAAGAGCGGGAAAAAAAGAGACCGATAAAGAACTCCAAGACTTGAAAAAAGCCGCTTGGTATCTTCAAAGACGAATAGAAAATTTAGAAAAATGATATATTATTTAGTCGGACAACCTCATGCTGGTAAGACCACATTGTCCAAATTATTAAAAGAATACTTATATCCAAAAAATGTTATCCAAATAGATGGTGATGATATTAGAGATATCTTTCAAAATAAAGATTACTCTGAAGAGGGAAGAAGAAAGAATATTCAAAGAGCTCAAGACATTGGAATGTTTTTAAACGCTAAAGGTTATGAGGTGATTATATCATTGGTATCACCTTATAAAAATTTAAGGGATGAACTAAAAGAAAAAAGTGATGTGGTTGAGGTTTATATTCATACAACAGACATTCGAGGTAGAGAAAATTTTCATGTTGAGAATTATGAAACTCCAACTGAAAATTATATCGATATTAACACCACAGGTATCTCTGAATTAATATCAATCGGTGAACTACTAAATAAAATTAACAAACATATTATTAAATGATGGAAAATTGGGAAAGAAAAAAACACGTACAAGCTGCGTTTGCTTCATCATCAACCAGTAAAAAGTATTCAATGTTTGTTGGAAGATGGCAACCATGGCACCATGGACATAGGGCGTTGATTGACCAACAACTTAATTTAGATAAGAATGTATTACTTTGTGTAAGAGATGTTGAGATTGACGATAAAAACCCATTTTCGACTGAATGGGTTATGAATAATTTAAACAATGAATTAAAAGAATTAATTGAAGAAGGTCGATTGGTCATTCAAGTTATTCCGGACATTGATAGTATTAATATTGGTAGAGGCGTTGGATATGATGTAATTGAACATTTCCCACCGGATGAGATTAAAAATATTTCTGCAACCAAAATTAGGGAACAGATGAAAAAGGATGGTAAGATATGATAGTAGATATTGACCAATATGCGGAAGGTGCGGTTTTATTGGATGGGTTAGAGGATGCCATTATTGGGGTTGTTGAGGACTTTGGTTCTCCGGGAAGAAAGATGTTATATTCAAAACGAAAAATATTGAACATCTTACAAGAGAGAGACCTGATGACTTATGATGAAGCTGAAGAGTTTTATGATTATAATATATTAGGGTTATATGCGGGAGAACAAAACGCGGTGTTTTTGGATTTAGAGATAACACCAATTAAAAAAGAAGATGGTTGGGAATACCAATTAAAAGAATAATATGATAGAGACAGGAAAGATTATAAATGGTGATTGTGTTGAGGTGATGAAGACATTACCGGACAGTTGTATCGACCTTTTGGTTACATCTCCACCCTACGGAGCCAATATAAAATATGATGTTTATGATGACGGAATACCTATGGATGAATATTGGGAATTTACCAAACAATGGTTATCAGGTGTTTATAGATTATTAAAAGACGATGGTAGAGTTGCAATTAATGTCCCAATCGAAATGAACGTTCAAGAGAGAGGTGGAAGAATATTATTCAACGCAGAGTTTTGGATGATGATGAAACAAGTTGGGTTCAAATTCTTTGGTATGGTTGATTTAACTGAGGATAGTCCCCACCGAGTTAGACAAACGGCTTGGGGTAGTTGGATGAGTAATAGTCAGCCTTACATTTATAATCCAAAAGAGTGTGTGATATTGGCTTATAAAAATTCACCTAAGAAATTAACCAAAGGGGAATCTCAATGGGTGGGAACACCAACTGAAATTACTGATGAAAATGGTAAAGTCAGAACCAAAATGGTTTATGAACCTGAAGATAAGAAAGAGTTTATGAATTTGGTGTTCGGAAGGTGGGAATACTTTGCTGATACCAAATCATTAACTAAAGCCACATTCTCAATGGATATTCCGGTTAAGGCAATTAAGATATTAAGTTATAAGAATGATATAGTTTTTGACCCTTTTATGGGAAGTGGGACCTCGGCGGTTGCTGCAGAAACATTAGGAAGACGATGGATTGGGATTGAGTTATCTCCGGACTACACCGAGATTGCAAGAAAAAGAGTTCAAGTATTAATTGATGAAAGAAAACAAACAAAGTTAGAATTAAAAGAAGAGGTGTTATAACCTCTTTTTTATTTTCTGTATATTTATAACTAAACAATTTATTATGGCAAAAAGATTTATAATTTCTGAAGAAGAAAAAAGAGATATCCGTTCAAGATATGGGTTGGTTAATGAACAAGATGATAAACCTGACCATATTTTTGTTAGGGGTATACAAAGATTTTTAAATGAAAAACTTAAAATAAAGTTAAAAGTTGATGGACTAACAGATATTAATGGTAATTCTGAAACGGCTAAAGCAATTATGAGATATCAAGAAATGTTAAATAAATTAACGTCTAAAACTGATGAATATAGAATGCCATTAACTATTGATGGTAATTTTGGTTATGAAACACATAAATTTATGCCTTTAAAAGATAAACAAAGATTAGACGATTTAGTTGCTGAAGAAGGTGGGGTTATTGACCAATTTATAAATTGGTTAAGTAAAATGTTTTAATCAATCTAAGTGATTAACTTTATCTCCGGATTTAATACCTAATTCTTTACAGGTTCCTCCCTGAAGTTCAAGTATCATATCACCTTCACCACAATAGTTTCCACAATCTTTGGTTTTACAAGGGGGACAGTCGTGGTGAATTTT